TGTTCCTCTTCGCTGCAGACAAAATGTCAAACAGTAAAGAAAAAACACCCCAAATTGGAAGCTTGATGCTATCGCCTTCCAAGGCTTTAGATTTTTTGGCTACCGAGACTTGCGGGGAACTTCCCCGCCAATCTGATGCCATGTCTGAATCATCAGACGGAGACCCTATTCTGGTTCCCGACAGTAGCGAAGCTACTGAGAACCAAGATCTCCGCCAAAGGTCAGACGCCCTCCTAAGAGGACTCGATCTCGTGATGGAACACCACGGTGCTCCGGAACAGGTCCGGTCCCAGCTACATAGCCAGGTTCACTCTTACCTCGATACGTCCATTGACGAGGGGGAATGGGTTAAGCGTACTAAGTACCTAACAACCTCACCCCTCGCCAAGTATCTTGGCAATGATCCTCCCAAGGCCCCTTCTAAGCTTTTTATTGCTACAGGTCGCCTTCGTGGGTGGATCCGAGCGCGCATCCGCGTGTTCAGCCGCAAGAATACACATCTTTGGTATTCTTGGCTACAGGCTAAGCGATCTTGCTTACCTGCATCCGACGATCTCGTTGGGAACACATATCGCGACCACTTTTCTACGCTGACTCGAGATGATACGACTTCCTTTAAGGATGTCGATGATATCTTTCATGATCAGACTTTTATTAGTGTGCTCCGCCGCGTTCGTGATAAAATTACAGAAACCTTCCATCCCTCTGATAATACTCATTTCCCCTCTAATTCCGCGTGTTTTGAATTGACGCGTGGTTGGGGAGGTCAGGCTCGTCATCTCAAGGAGACCATTGGTCACCATCTCGAGATTAATGACAGAAAGCCTGAGACCTACCATACGATTTTAAGCATTCCGTTCGGCTCAGAACTCCATTCAATGGTGTTTGTACCCCATACGGTTTATGGTGATTATCGTACAGTTGAGATTCGTCAGGAGGTTGGGGGGGAGTATTGGTCCACAATTGATCGTGAATTCCCTACGGCTCGGGCGCTTAAGTGCACCGTTCAGGCGGTTATTGAACCCCTGAAAGTCCGTGTTATCACCAAAGGTGAAGCGCTCCCCTACTATATCATGAAACCCCTCCAAACAGCCATTCATTCCGCTATGCGCCATATGAACTGCTTTCGCTTAATTGGTCGTCCTCTGTCCCCTTGTGACTTGATTGATCTTAGACGGAATTCCCCTCCCTCTTGGGAATGGTTCTCTGTCGACTATAGTGCTGCTACGGACAATTTGTCGTGGAAGCTCTCTAGTCGGATCCTTTCATATCTAACAATGGACCTCTCTGAGACCATTCAGAACGAAGCTCTTCGTGTCCTTGGCCCCCATGACCTCTACTATCCACCTTTGGACGGTCCTGGTCAACCTTCGTTCTGGGGCAGACAAACTAATGGCCAGCTTATGGGCTCTATCCTCTCCTTTCCTATCCTTTGCCTAGCGAATCTAGGCCTTCATCTCCACGTTACCCGCGATCTTCATAAGGGATGGCGTCACCAACAGAGGCTTAATAGCGTTCTGGTTAATGGTGACGATATGCTCTATTGTGCTCCTTCGTCCTACTGGGAGCGGCATATTGCCCTGGGTAAACGCGTGGGTCTTGAGATGAGTGCTGGAAAGGCTTACCATCACCCTGTCTATGCTAACATAAATTCTATGTCTTTCCATTATGATCTTACTAAACCCAACTCTACACCTTGGCAGATTGATTTCCTAAACACTGGCCTATTTTTTGGCCAGCATAAGGTTCTCAGCTCTGTGGACCCCCGTGAGGGGGACCAGGTGAAAATGAGCCGGGTTAAGACCGGGAAGACATTCATTCAGGAGGACCCCTTTGTGTCCTTCTTTAAGAAGTTAGACGAGAATGATTGGGAAGGTAAGCGAGATGAGCATCCTGAGGCTCGTGAATTGATCCATGAATATGCTATGAGCTATCATGGTGGCGACCTACGTAATGGTATTGTCGAGAATATCGACACACTTATGTGGGGATCCCTCCCTGGAAAACAATGTGAGTTGTTCTGCCGGTTCCTCTCTCACCATAAAGAAGCAATCCAACAGGAATGCTTGGTTCGAGATAATAATGGACACCTTGGCGGAACCCTTTTACTCCGTCGTAATACCATGGTGGTGAAAGCAAGGCTTTCCACTCGTAACCTCTTTGTCCCTAAGAAGGCGGGAGGTATGGGTGTGACCCCTATAGGTGGTGTTAGATACCGAATCTCAAAAAGTGATCGTTCTCGCGCTCGACTCCTTTTTCCCGTGAGGGAGGAGTTCCTCTCAACTCAGTACCCCCTTCCGGGGATCGAGTTTGTGAAGGTTGAGACGTGGAGAGCCACTCCCTGGAGTTTCGAGGGATCTGACGATAATACCCGTAGGATGGATAGTCGCGGGAGTATGTTGTCTAAGCACTTCATGAGAGGTGCACACATGTTCCATCCCCCGCGGACGATCGAATTATTCGAGGGCTATCCGGTAGTTAAGGGTCAATGTACCATCTTGTGAGGGGGCATTGCCTGGTGGTTGGTAATCTTTTCCGATGCGCATCTTCGGAATCCTTTCTGGTTCGACCTGGACAAGTCACTAAACTATCCATGGGGTCATTATGTTAACAACCCAAAACGGTGCCCTTTTCGGGCTTAATAGTTCCGTGCTAAATTCCTGATATCGAGAGAAAGGGACTCTCTGTCGTCTATGTGGGGGAAGCTGGCCTAGGCCATTCTTCACACTGACGACCGACGAGTCCGCTCCTCTTTGGTTAAGGATAAATGCCGAGAGACTGCACGGGTTGCAGACGAGAGTTCTAAGTTTGTTGTGGATAGCCTTCCCTTGTGAAAGATCAAGGTTCCTTTCGGATTAAACTATCTACACTTACCTCTAGTTACATACCCTTCATAATGATGTACAGTCCTCCTACGATTTCGGAGGATCCCATGTTGAAATCAGAAAGGGTTGCTGGCCCCCTTAAGCGCCAGCAAAAGACACGTAGAACGAAGATAGGTGGGCCTAAGAAAGCCCCGGCGTCATCTTCCCTAAGGTCCCCGTTTGAGAGTCTATCACTAGCCCCTCTACGCCCTTCCGGAAGTCGAAAGATGGCCCCGGCAGCTATGGCTACCGAAATGGGTTCCGGCCCTTCCCGGACGGATCGCACGCGCGATGGGGTCCGAGTTGTTAAGCGTGAGTTCATTGGGAATGTTGTTAATACTGTAGGCTTCTCCCTTCCTGTAGCCGTTTATAACATCAATCCCGGCGTTGCGGCTGTCTTTCCTTGGTTGTCCATTATGGCCAATCAGTACGAGACTTACCGCTTTCATCGCCTGACCTTTCGCTATATCACTCGGTGTGGTACTTCCCAGTCTGGTTCTGTCATTCTCGCTCCTGACTATGACGCCTCAGACTCTCCTCCAACGACTGAACAGCAGATCACCGCCTATCGAGGTGCGGTTGAAGATGTACCCTGGCGGGACATTTCCTGCACTCTCGAGCCCTCTGCTATGTTCTCTCTTGGTCCTCGGAAGTTTATACGGAGTTCCACCGTTGCCTTTACGGACATTAAAACCTACGATGCAGGACTTTTCCTGGTCGCTACGGTCGGAGTAGACACCAATTTGCTAGGCAAACTCTGGGTCGAATATGATGTGGAGTTATTTACTCCTCAAATTCCAACTCCGGGTGCGGGTCTTATCCCCACCTTTACCTCTATGTTCGTGGCTTCGGGCCAGGATCTTATCGTCTCTAACACCTCGGTTGTCGGGTTTACCCCGGTCTTCAACCCCTTAGGTATAGTTTTGACGACATCCGGCACTGGAACTGCCTTTACCCCCCCTCGTGGAACGTACTTGTTCACATTCTTCTGCGACTTTAACGCTTCTGGTTCCCCCTCAGCGAATACCTATTTGAACCCCTCGATCAACATTCTTAAGAATGTTTCGGTCCTGGTCCCGAACCCTATGGTTGGGACGGTTGTGTTCATGTATGCTGGAACTGGAAATTGGTCTACGCAGTTATGTCTTCAGTATGTCGTTGTCTGTAGCGGATCCGACAACGTGGAGTTGACAGCTGTCTACTCTACCACGTACCCTTTGGTAACGGGTTACACACCGATTTATATCCCTGGTAACACCTCCACCATCCTCACTATCCAACCCGCCTAATGGCAACGGTTGGGCGCCAAGCTCGTCATCATCCGTTTTTGACAGAGTGAATTATGAACAATAGGGACTTTGAAGGTGACAATGGTCGCTCTCCTCCCCGGCGCTTCATGTGGTTCGAATCCACCACCCTAGTCTGCGGGACTAGCCACTTTCCGTGTGTCGTTTCCCTGTTAATAGGTGACTCTCACGTTGTGATCTTAATCGCCGGCCCGGTCGGGCTGTTGGATATGATATCTTAAAGTATTGCAAGGGACCTACAAATCCGGGGCCAAAAGCCTCTGAGGAAATGTAATGGCACTAAATTCTACTTTTCGATTGATCCTTCTTTAAATCTCTACGCGACGTTTTCCTGTTGATAGGTGTCTCACGCGGTGACAAAGGG